TCCCAAGGTCAGAACTTGTATGGCCAGACTACGGGTAACTTGCAACTGCAAAATGCGTTTGGTACGCAGCAACAGCAGCAAGGCCAGAACATGATTGACGTAAACCAGCAGAACTACGCCAACGAAATGAACTACCAGCCCCGGATGGTTAGCTGGATGTCGGACATTGTTAACCGCGCCCCGGTATCGAACCTAGGCTCGTATGGTTACACGTCGCCCCCGTCGCTTATTAGTCAGGCAGCGGGGTTAGGCACGGCAGCAATTGGCGCTTCCAAGCTTTTTGGCAAAGCCAAAGGCGGTCAGGTTAAACAGCGCGGTGCAGGTTTGGCCGACTTGGCCATGTACAAAATGAGCCGGGGGTAAGAAATGGACATCGGACAAGCCAATGACGTAATGGACAGCCTTGCGCTGATGCCTGATGCTGCGCTGCAACAATATGCGCAGATGCACAAAGACGACCCGTATGTGATGTCACTGGCGTTGAGCGAGAGCAACCGCCGCAAGAAAATCCGTGCCGCGCAGCAGGCGCAGGGTGGGCAGATGCCCCAGCCCAAGGTAGTCGATCAGGCAATACAAGCCATCAACCCACCCCCGCCGCAACCCCAGCCCCCACAGGGCATGCCCCAAGGCGCACCGCAGCAACAACTGCCGGAGCAACAAGGCGTTGCGCAGTTGCCTGCGCCCAATATGCAGCAAATGGCTGACGGCGGTATCGTTGGGTACGCAGACGGTGGTGACGTTGAGTACAAGTATGTGCGCGATCCTTCCGGGCGCGTGGTGCGCGTTCCTGTTGATAAGTCCGAGAAGAAGGCTGGCCTTTTAGACTCGTTGAAAAGTTTGTGGGAATACTCAAATCGCAACGCAGCCAGTCCTGCGGTTGCGGCTCCTCCCCCACCGCCTTCTGCACCCCCACCGCCTCCGGCAGCACCTTTGCCACAAGCAGCTAGTGCACCTCCGCCCCCACCACCGGCGGCACTAAATCGTCCGGGCCAGATGACCACGGCTAATGATCCGCGTGTAGCTGCGCCTAAAGCTCCCCCAACTGGCCCTGCGGCTGGCCCTGCTTCTACGGGCGGCGCAGG